TTTCCATCCATCTCCAAACCAACATTGCCTGTGCTTGAGGTTGCCCCCTCTACAAAAGTAATTAGGTTTTCTTCGTTAGTGCTTTCGTTGTCAGTTACTAAAACATGAGCAGAGTTTGTTGCGCTTGTAACTGTTGTTCCTGCAATAACTGTATCTAAAGCTGTACCATTAACTGTTATTGCATCGGCCTCTAAAGTTCCATCTATGTCTGCGTCACCAGATATGTCTAGTGATCCACCATCTATTTCTCCAGATGCTGTAATTGCATTATCTTTTATAAGAACTCCATCAATGGTTACACCAGAGCCAGAAGTGGTTTCTGCAATAGTGTTAGTGGTTATAGACTGACCATTGCTAACAACAATGTTTGTAGATCCAGTAGTGTTACCGTTAGCAAGAACTTCAGCCAAAGTATCGGAAGTTCCAACCTGAGCATCAACGTAAGCAGTGGTAGCCACCTTAGTAGAGTTATCACCAGAGCTTTGAGTAGTTCCCGTTACGCCGTCAGCTAATGTTCCAGAAAGAGATGTTACGGCAACTTGCCCACCTGATCCGTACACAACGGCTTTTGAGTTTACTACAGTGTTTGCAGTAGAACCATCTAAAAGATTTATTTCAGCAGCGGTAGAAGTAACTCCATCCAAAATATTTAGTTCAGCGGCAGTAGAAGTAACTCCATCAAGAATATTTAATTCGGCTGCGGTAGAGGTAACTGTTGTTCCATCAATTGATAAAGCGTCGGTTTCAAGAGTTCCATCAATATCAGCATTGCCGCTGACATCAAGACTACCAGCATCTAGCTCACCGGTAAGCGTTATGTTCCGCAAGCTAGCAATGTCCTTGTTGCTGTCTACGACTACTCCTTTACTTGCCGTTATTGTTCCTGCAGTAACACCATCAAGTACATTTAATTCAGCAGCGGTTGTTGTTACCGCTGTTCCACCAATAAGCAACTTGTCTTTTACAACATCAACGGTAGCGCCACCAGCAGTTAGTAATTTGTCTGCACTAGCATCAAACTGAATGTATGCTCCAGAGGTATCGCCAAAAAACTTAACATCATGTCCTGTGTCATTTACGCCTACGGTAACGGTGCCGTCAACTTGTACATTTCCATCAACATCTACAGCATCTAAATTAGTGGTTCCATCTACATCAATATTTCCAGATACTGAAACATTTCCGCTAGAATCCCAAGACGGACCACCTGTGCTAATTTTTGCAGGAGTTATACCAGCGTCTTTAACAATTATTGCACCAGAGCTAATGGCAGTTGTAGAGTCATCTACTGCACCACTATCAAAAGTTGCTGAGTTGATTGATGCATTTAGTTTAGTTGATGTAACTTGATCGCCTGTACTAAAAGAGTTTCCAGTAATAAGTTTATTTGCCATTATATTGCTTCGTTTGTACTTCTAAAGGTTTTGCTACCACTAATTTTAACTGCTCTTATTTTTGGTCTACCTTGAGTGCTTTCCAATTTAAATTGAATACTGTATGCCCTATTTGGTCCAAACCTTCCCCTAATTGAGATATCCTCTCCGCTAGCAAGCACTCCTTTATGAAAAGACTCTATGGACCCTAATGCTATTGTACCATCAATGTTCTCTGTAATAGCAGATAGTGTAGCGTTTGAATTTGCACTAGCACTAGATTCAACATGCAAATCCCAAAGTTTCCATTTTTTACGATCTAGGTCATCTCCATGTATTGCTCTAGTCTTTGCAACTCCCTTAATCGAAACAGAAGTTAGGCTTCCTCCAATTTGAGTAATAATGTTATCACTCCCAGCATCTAAAGCGTCTAACCTGTGAATTCCGCCATTTTGATTTACGGCATACACCCCACGGTTATTTCCATCTCCTGCTACAAGAATGTCTCTGTAATCCCATTTAGAGTCATCAACCGTATCTATGCTTTCCCATTCTTTGTTTAAAAAATTAAATATAAAAACAGCATTGTTTTCAGAAGATCCATCAATAGGAGCGGCTAAATAATATCTGTTATCAAAGTAAACTGATTTTACTTTTTCAACAGCGTCTTGATTAATTCTCTTTATGGAAGAATTAATTGATTCGCTAAGGGGAATATCTTGACCTCTTAAATTGTAAAGATCTTTAAAGTCTAATGCGTATACTCCATTGTCCGATAAAAACATTAATTTATTTCCAATTTGCTGAATTGAAGATCTAGCAATACAGCCTAAATCGCTACTCAGTAAAGTTGTTTGAGCTTCTTTTAAATCCAATGAATTGCTTACTACAAAAATACTTTCTCGATTTAAAACAACAAGTTGGTCATCAGAAAAACTATGAACCCCAACTACAAAATCTGATTTCTTAGACATGAATTTAAACTGCCCATAGATGTAATCAAATACATCAGAATCGCTAACTAGAGAAAATAAAAGTTCATCTCTAACTTTCCGATCTGTTATCGTTGGGCTCCCCGAAGATCCAGTCATCGTATAGTTAAATGGAACAACCATTCTTTTTTGATGAACAACTGCAAACGGAGGAGCGGGACTATGAGTAAATCCCATTCCCTGAGATATAGCCTGGGTCCATTTTGTGTCGCTTATGCTGCCCAAGTTTGGAGACGTAACAGAAAAGAAAAATATACTACTTGATCCAACTTCAGATACAGAAAACTCATCATTTTTTGACAAACCACTAGACCCGACACTAGTCAAAACAACTTTATCGCCAACACTTAATCCGTGAGTAGATGGAGTTGATACCGTTACTTTCCCAACTCCATTGGTTATCTCAAAAGCAGTTACCGAAAATGATACAGGCTGAGTAAAATCTCCATTAGGAACATTTGTAAATGCCGGTGTTCCAGTAAAGTCACCGTCCCACTCCATTGCGGTGACACCGTCTTGATGGATATACACCTTATTATCAAACTGGATCATATCAACATCTTGGGATATGGTTACTCCAGTCGGGTACGCAATGCTGCTTGTTGCGTTTGTGCTTAGGTTAAATGCGGTAGCACTTGTGTTTCCGGCAACTAAAATGTATGAAGCATTGTTATTTGCGTCATCATAAAAAGACATAGAACCATATATTTTAACAATGGCATTGTCATCTAAATGGGCAGATCCAACCGTAGCAGTTCCACCTGCTGTTCCAGTTGCTCCAGTCTCAGCAATAGTTAAAGCTGTTGCACTAGTTACGGTTGCAATTTTATTGCCGTTTGGATCGGGGGTTACTCCAGTAATTCCGCTTACATTAACTAGAGTTTGATCTGTAATTCCGTGAGCAGATGAAAAATTAATAGTAATAACACCAGTAGATGGGCCAGAAAGACTACTGCTAGTTACATTTGCATATAAATTAAATGGAAGAACAAAGTTAGGGATTGCGAATGGTGCTAACTTAATCTGAATAGCCTTTCTAGTTTGCCACTCTCCACCCAAATCACATCTTCCATTAAGAGACTCTTCAAGCACTCCGCTAGGAAGTTGGTCTGGTCTTAGTCGATTGTTAAACCCTTTAAATCCAGACTCTATGTCCTTTATTGGACGATCATCTAGTTTTCCGTATTGTTCGTACCTATCCATTTAACAATTGTGACAAATAATGTCCAGTTTTTGTAACAAAAAAGTGGACAGATTTTTTATTTCCTATTTAACTTGTGAACTTCCAAAATAGAAACCTAGTAGAGCCAGCATCCCTTGCCTTACTTCAGGCAATAATACAAAGCCCTCTAAATGTTTCCACTTATCTGATCCGATTCCTAAAAATTTAAATATACCCAGTTTGTTTGCCTCCACCGTTACTGGTATGTCAAAGAATGCCATGATGAAGGGAGCAAATACCACCGAAAAAAGGATACACATGGCAATGAGTTTACGCACCCATGCTCCGCTTTCTCCTGATCGTTCTGCTGCTCTGTCTGCTGAAGCATCCGAAACCCCCTGCTTCTGAATCATGGACTTAATGGCATTGGCTTGGATGTTCATTTGGGCCGAGATTAGTTTCATTACAAATCCCGTGACCCCTCCTCCAAGCATTGCCACTAGCTCACCACTCATCGCTTTCTTAATTCTACTATTGTTTTATATACCCAAAGACCCATGTACGCAATGGTACACACCGAAGCGAGAATAGACATTACCTCGCTAAC